AATTTCTTGTGCAAGTGCTTGCATGATTTCTGCTTCTACGTCTAGACCGTGCATTGAATTAGCGTCTTGCGCCGCTTCAAAAGTCCAACGTGCTGATAATTTACGTGTTTTAGCTTCAACTGTTTGTTTCAACACTTGAATTGACATTTTGCGTCCTGCTTCAGCTTCTAATGAGCTTGTTGAAGATGGACCACCTGTAGCCGCATCGCCTGAGTAACCTTTTGCAATTGCAAATGGGCTCAATGCTTCGTCACCAGCTGCAACGCCTGCCGCTGCTTCTGAATAACGAATACGTAATGTGTGGATCTGGCCTACTGGACCAGTCATTGGTTGAACACCAACTAATTCGTTCGCAATAACCGTCGGCATTACACGTCTGATTACTGGTAGAATTACTTTGTTTAGTGTTGCGATGTTTCCTGACATAGTTGTGCCGGCAGCTGCTGATTCTGAAAGATAGCTCTTAGTATTCTCAAGAACTGATTCCATTACCACTTTTTTATTGCCGTCTAAACCGTCAGTTAGGGCGCCTTTAGTTACGTCCCAATTTTCAAATAAGTTTGACATGGTATACTCCTTAATTTGTAATGATACCTGCTAATTTTTTAAGGTTTATAATTTCAGCTTCGCTGCTAGTTTCCTGCGTAGTTGCATCTTTATTACCTGTGACCTCAGTCGTCTGAGTCTCATTTAGCTTAGTTTTGTTAGTTGCTGCTGTAGTTACTGATTCATTTAACACTGTTGGCAAGTACTTATTAAATGCTGCCTTCAATTTTGGTGTGTTAACTGATTCAAGTAAGTTAGACATCAATTTACGTTTGTCTTTTGACAAAGGTGCAAGCAATTCAGACATAGCTGTTTCACGAGCGCGACTTTCATTAATCTTAGCAACTTCTTTAGTTGCTTCGACTACTTTAGCCTCTTTATCGTTGATCTCTTTTTGTGATTCCTCTAATTGAGTCTTCACGTCTAAAAGTTCTGTTGAAAGTTTAGAAATATGTGTGCCTTCTGCAAGGTGTGAACCCATGAATTCAGCTGCAAATGTTTCGAAAATTTTGCGACCGAACATGTTTTCTTTAGCGGATTTTATATCCTCTTTAAGCATACCTAGTTCTGTTTTAATTGTAGATTCTACAATTTCAGCTAGTTTGCCTGAAGATTTGTCAATAAAGTCTGCTTTTGCTTTAGCAATCATATCTTTACCTTCTGCGACAAGTTTTACCTTTTGTTCAATAAGGTCTTTCTTGTCTTGGTGGAATTCGTTAAGTTCCGAAGTAAGTTGTTCCATAACGAAATCTTCCAACTGCTCGAAGTTACCTTCTTGTAGTTTTCTGTCTTCGCGTAGTTCTGTAACCTCTTTTTTAAGAGTTTCCATTACAAAACCATCAAGTAGTTCTGCATGTTCTGAAACTTTACGTTTGTACTCTACTTGAGCCTCAACTGCTTTTTGTTTATCAGCTTTGAATTCTTCTAATTCGCCTTTGATAGTTTCTGATAACATGGCATCTAGTGCTTCCACCATTTGCTCTTTATCTGTTTCATAGCGATTAGCGAATTCTTCGCGTAATTCAGTTGTAATCTCTTCACGAGTTTCGTCTAGTTTCTCATTCCATGCTTCTGAAAGTGTTGAACGCACTTCCTCTGATAGGACTTCTGAACTTAGGAGTTGTTCTATTGCATGAGCCATTACTTTCTCCTAATATCTAGTGATTCAATGAACTTCAATACCTCTTCCTGGAGATATTTTTGTGCTGTAGCATCATTGTTGTTTGCGGCGGCAACGTCAAGTAAAATATTACCTCTTCTGCCATTCATAATTTGTTCATAAAGTGGATCTGGATACGCATCGGGTGCCGATGGGTTTGCAACTATGTCAACCGTTTGGATTTCAAAGCCACTTACATTTCCACTGTTATCAACTTCACCACTGCCGCGTGATGATACACCAAGTTTAACGCCATTATCCAATAGAGTGATACAAATCTGCCCCATTGGAGTTGGCAACAATTTTAGTCTTCCATAACCATCACTACCTTGCATCCACATACGTTCAATCATATGTGAAACTCGGTCCAAATTAACTTGTAAGTCATCTGGGTGGTCAGCTTCGCCTAATACTGTAAAACCCTCGTCAAT